GGCCCGCGAAGATGCGGGTTTGTCGCAGCCTGCCGCAGCCGCCTTGATCTACAGCACGAAACGCACTTGGCAGGATTGGGAAGCCGGGATCGCCAAGATGCACCCCGGCCTATGGGAACTGTTCCTGCTTAAAAGCAAGAAGGTTCCATAATATCCATTATGAAAAATACAAGATGAAGAAACTGTTCACACTTGCGGCAGTGCTCAAACAGGAAAACCGAAGCGGTTTCGAGATCGGCTTGTCGCAAGGGTATCGCTTCACGGAAACCGAGGATGAAGCCATTGGCAGCTTCGTGGCGAATTGCTTGGAGACACGACCGGGATTCGCCCTGATGCAAGTTATTGCGCTGGAAGTGCGTCCGGAAGAAGTTGCGAAAGTAGCGGCAGAGCAATCTGCCAACGTCGCATAACCGGGGTTCTGTCGAATAGCCAAGGGGAAATGATGAGCACAGTAACACAGTGGTTTCCAGCAAAACAAAATCCAGCGCGCAAGGGTGTCTATGAGCGCAAACATCCAATTACCGACATGCGGATTTTTGCATACTGGACTGGGCGGCATTGGCTGAACTGGTCGAAGGATGCGGAAGTAGCCGCCTCAACCGGCTGGCTTTGGGAGAACGTGGAAAGCGGCAGCTTTTACATCTCGGAGTACAAAGACCTCGCATGGCGCGGCCTGGTACGTGACGCGTAATCATGTTTATGTCTACTATGCAACGTTTCTATGGAAATTATCCTGCTACATAATTTCCATAGCGCTGCTTCAGGTAATGCAACGGCACAAAACACTCGTCAAAACTCCCATCCTCGACGTTGTGCAGCATGACAATTCCATGCCAGTGTTTGTTTCCCTGCGGGCCTAGATAGCTTTCCTCATGTTCGTAGCAGCTCCCGGCGATGATGGCAGTAATCGGGCGCCCGTCCGCACGGAACGCTGATGCGCTCTGCCGTCCCTGCTGGTGGCCCGCCAGACAGGACATGTGCTTCTTATTCAGCATCGCCTGCGCGCTTGATGCCGGTCGCCCCATTGCTCCAGTCGTGAAGTAGTGCGAGAACGCTACCCCTTCGATCACGACCACGGACAGGAACGGGTGTACTTCCCACCCATATTCCCGGTAGCGCAGATCATCAATTCCGATGGCACCGTCAAGCATCGGCTCATCGTTGATCGTCCGCGAAATCCTGTCCTCGTGGTTTCCGAGGGTGAGAACTCGCCGCGGCAGGTATTGAGACTTCCTGTTCTTCGCGCGCATCGCGTTGTACTCGTTCATCGGCTCCAGAAGCGCTTCCATCGCCTGGCGCGCCGCCTGGATGTCTGCTCGATACCGCCGCCCTTCAAACGAGCGCTTGCCCTTGTCGTAGCTGCTCAAGGATTCCATGTCTGCGAAGTCGCCGGCATGCACAATCACATCCGGTTTCTTCGCCACGATGTACCGCCCTATGCACCTCAGGAACTCAAAGTCTTGCCCTGGCTTTGCCTGTGTATCAGGTATGAAAAGCAGCTTCAATATGAGTCACCCCATTTCACGAAACCGTTAAACAGCGGAGGCGGCAGCAGCTTGTGCCGAGGATTGAGCGGGCAATATGAGATCAGGCGCCGGCCACGGTGCAGGTACAGAAAATGCGGGAATGCACCATGCCGGCTGCGACGCATCACCAGATAGCCTGCGTCGCCCTTCTTTGCCCGCCGCAGATAAAGCCGTATGGCGAACAGCAGGCAGTTGGAGCGCATGACATTAACTGGCAACGCCCTTGATTTTTTCTACGGTCCTCAGCCCTCCAAGCCCCAACATGCCGAGCAGGACCGGCATCATTTCCGAGACATCAGCCGGCGACACGTTGATCGGATGGCCGAGATAGGCCGCGATGAACCTTGCTATCGGCAGGCCGATCCAGTTCCATGCGCAGCCGAAGCCGCAGATATAGCCAATCATTGGGCGCCAGGAAGACGCGAAGGCATTGCCGCTCGCCGCTTCAGCCTTGTTGGTATCCATCTGCCCTTGCACGAGCTGCAGCGCCGCAGCAAGTTGCGCCTGTTCCTGAGCGCTCTTATCTGGCCAGATGGTAGAGACAACAGTTTTTGCCAGGTCGAGGCCGGCAGTCACGGGATCAAGTGCCATGTCATATCCTTGATAGATTGTCCGCAATGCGCCGCGCCCACCCACAGCCAAAAACCGGCCACGTTTTCAGGTCTGTCATCATGCGAAGGCGCGCAGCGTTGAAGTGGGCAAGCAGTCGCAGCGCATCCATTGCAGTGGCCGCAGCGATGGTCTTGGGGCCGATTGCGCCGTCTTGCGTAGTGCCGACAGCGCCCTGCAGGCAGCGGATCGCGGCGACAGGGCCGCTGTTTACAGCCATGTCGAACACATCGAAGCGGATAGCATCGGGAAGCTGATCGCATCCAGCCGGCTGCCAGTAGCGCTCGGCATACAAAGCCTTGGCACGGGCAAGCGTCATTCCCTTGATGTCCTCAAGGGGGAATGCCCGCTTGCTGATGCCAAACTTCGTTTCGCCGCCAGGATCAGCGGGATTGTTCACATACCCGTCTTCATGGCCAATCAGAAGCTCAAAAGCGTCATCAAACGTCATTCGCGCCCCTCCTGCATCCGCGCCAAAACCTCCTGCATGGCCTTGGTATGCGCCTGGTTATTGCGAACATGCGTCAACTGCTCGTTGATCTTTTCCAGCGTGTCAAAGATGCGGCTGAACGTCTTTTCCAGTTCTACGCGCGGCACATACGACTCGACCAGCTTCACGTTCAACTGCGTGATCTGCTCCTGCTGCGAGCGGACCATGCCCCATATCGTGTTGACCCACCAGGCGACGCCGGCCCCGACCACACCAAACAGCGCATTGACTACCTGTTGCGTTTCCATGCTGCCCCTTTGAATAGGCGTAAAAAAACCCGCCGAAGCGGGCGCGTTGAGCGGCAGCAGGATCAGACGCGGATCGCAGCAGCAGCGGTGAACAGGTCATCTATCTGCGCATCCGTCAGGCCAAGCGCAGCAGACAGCGCAGCAACGGTCGGGCTGGTGCGCTCGATGGCAGTCGCCTGCGCCCAAGCGATCTGCGTCACGATGTCGGCGGAAGCGACTGCGGCTTCTACCTTGTCCAGCAGGCTGGCGTTGTGCAGCGCGATGCGGGCTTGTGCGGGAGAGATGCTGGACGGGATGACGGGAGCAGCAGCAGCAGGCACCGAAAATACGCCGCCCGCGTATGCCCACCCCTGCGCGACTTCAGGCGCGGCGCTGGCATCAACGATGGTTGTTGCGATTTCAGCCGGAAACCGCTCTGCAATCGCGTACTCTTTGCCCTCGGCATCGAAGAGCGCAGGGATCAGTTCGGCCACGAGGCCGTTTTCTATGCGTGCGTATGTTTTCATGGTTAGGCGTATTCGTAGACGATGATCAATCCGGCATTGCCCGCTTTACCGGGAATCGCTGCGGACGAGATATTGTTATAAACACCGTTGCCACCCTGGCCGCACGTCGTACCCGGCATTGCAGAAGGCGGCGCGCTCAAGCCCGTGGCAAACCCGACCGCAGGCTGCAGCGCATTGTTCGGCTGCGCGCCGACACTCGTTTCTAAAAATCCAGAGCCGGTCGGATAGCTTGGCACCACTGGACCGCCAGGACCGGCCAGGCCGGTCGAGGCTGCGCCGTAGACGGACCCATTGCCGCCCTGGCAGCTCACCAGCGAGCCGAAACTGCTTGTTCCGCCGTTGCCGCCGTTGCCGCCAGCCGCGCCAGCCGCGCCAGCCGCGCCTACCGTAACCGCGACGCCAGAAAACCCGCTCGTAAAATAGCATTTTGCGTATGCGCCGGAGGAGCCGGCAGGCGACACACCCGAGGAGTTGGACGCCGTTGCGGCAACTCCTCCCGATCCACCGCCGCCGCCGACGATTTCGGTAATGATGGATTTCGTTCCTGCGGTAGGCGTATAAGTGCCGCTTGCCGTGAACACCTGAACATTCAGTAGCCGCCCCGGCGTGTTCGCGTTAACCCATGCGGTAGTCGGCACTTTCGTTGAACTGTCAGCCGATGCCGGCGCGGTTGATAGCGTCGCAGATGCCGCGGCAAGCGCGCCGGTAAGCGTTGCCGAGGATGCGGCCAGCGCGTTGACGTTGTTCAGGTTCTGGCCATTCCAGTCCATCGCCGCGCTCGGCTTGCCCTGCCCATCGCGTGTGATACAGTTCGACAGAGCCGAGGCGATGTCGTTGGCGTCGGCGTCCATCCTGTCGGCGCGGATGTTGATGCTGTTCGCGGCATCGTTCGTCCACGAATAACTTCTTGAAAAAGTACCGCTGCCGTTATAAGGCATCGCAACTCCTAAAAAGAAAAAGCCGCGGGGAGGCGGCTTGTATGAACCACAATCTGTTCTGGGCTGTGCTGCTGCGCCCGTTCTTCGTGTTTGCGCTCGCAGTCGTCGTCCTCTATCCAGCGAGGCGAGCAGTGCAGAAGCACATGAGAGATGGGAAGCTCAAACGATTACTGCTGCGCCGGATTAACTGATGGCGCCATGATCTGCCCTGCTGCAATGCCGGCTGGCGTGCCCATGCGCAGTAGCGCTTGAGCCAGCCTGTCGGCCAGTCCTGGAACCTGTGCGCGCTGAAGTGCCGCCGCCGTGGCTTCCGGGGACAGTAGCGTATTCCCTAGGCTGGTCATGATCTGCGGTTCCGCCAAGGATGCCGCCCACTGAGCCGGCCGTGTGATCGTGCGCAGAAGCGTGTTCGCTGCCATACCTTCCGGCATGCCGAGCGGTCCCATGACGCTCTTGATGATGTTCTGCGACGCGATGTTCTGCGCCGTGTCGGAACCAGGGGCGCGGGCAAGCTCAGTTGCCATCTGGCTGCGCGCCAGATCCTTGCCGAGATTGTCCAGCATGGACAACTGCTCCGGCTCCATCACATTTGCCATCGTCGCGCTAGGGCGATCCAGAACGCGCGCCGCCATCGCGTCGCCGTCTCGCAGCGCCTGTGCAAACTGCGTCGCCTTCAGATTCTTGGTTGCGCCGAAGTCGTTGATGGCAGGGATAAGCTTGTTAGCCAGCGCGCTGCCGATGTCCATCTGATTGATGGGCCGGCTCAATTCCGCGAACTTGGCATCGGCCTGCGCATATGCCGGATTGTTCTGCTGTAGCCATTGCGTCAGCGCCGAACGCGTATCCTTGATTGCGCCCTGCTCATGCGCACCAATGCCTGCTGCCTGCGGCGTATTCAGGATGTCGTCCAAGCCCATCTTCAGGTACTGCAAGCCCTTGCCGGTGTACTGCTCCGGCATGTTTTCACCTGCTGCTGGCAGTTGGATCGGCGTTCCAGCTTCCTGCGCGAGACGCTGCGCCCTTCCCATCGCAGACTGCATCGATGGACGGGAAAGCAGCGTGTTCAGGGTGTCGTCTGCTGGCAGAACAGCAGATTCAGCCTGCTGGTAGAGCGGACGGCTTGCCGCAGTTCTTGCATCCACTGCAGCCTGTCGCGCGAGATCATCGCCCGCAATGCCGCGGATAGCGGCCACACGGGCGGCATTTTGTGCCGCTGCGCGCTCTGCAAACGCCTGGTTGACGCCGGGACTCATCTGCTGGACTTGCTTGCTCAATTGAGCGATGCCGGTATTGCCAGCAGCCTCCGCCGCAGTCGGCAGAGATCCGGCGATGTACTGCCCGCCATTCACCGTCAGGTTGCGCAGCGTATCAGGGACATTCGGCGTGAAGCGACGGATTAGATCCGCCTCGATGGCCTGCCGCCCCTTCTCGAAAAAAGGCTGTGCGGCTGCCTTGACGCCGCCAAGCGTCGCACCTGCTACGCGCCCTGCGACGTTTCCGCCGACGCCAGCAATGCCGCCTGTTGCGACGTTCCCGGCGAAATCTCCAGCACTCGTTGCCGGCTGCAGCGCGCCCGTCGCTGCGCCATAAGCAAGCGCGCCGCGCAAGGTGGCAGCACCAGGCAGCAGCGCAACAGGCGCCGTGGAAACAATGTCGCCGGCAACATTGCCGGCGTTGCCCGCTTTGGTTGCCATCAGGTCGGCATCGAGGCGCTGCGCTTCCTTAATGTCATCGGTGGACACCATGCCGAGCTTTTGCCCGACGCCGCGGCCAAGGTCAACGAACGACTTCCCCATCCCCGCCAGGAAGTTGTTCACGTTCGGAGAAAGCTCAATGCCGGTATCAAATGGGCCGAAGTGCAGCGTATCGCCGTATTCGGTTGGCTTCTTGATGTGCTGATAGGAAGCCGACTGCAGACGATCCTCCCAATTGCTCGATTTCTTCGCGTCTTTGACGACAGGGCTGGCAGCCAGCCGGTCTTCCCAGTTATCAGCCATATCAGTTCAGGATTCCCATTTGGCGAGCTTGCTTTGCCTTTTGCAGCAGTTGCCCGCGCTCGGATGCGGGAACCAGGCTCAGGATGCGTGTGCGCTCCTTGTCGTCGGCTGCATGCTCCAACTGCCACAGGCGCGGATCACGGAACGTCGCCAGCTTCGTTTCTGTGTCGGCGTACTGCTGCGAAGACACTTGATTCGGATTCGGCAGCGCCTTGTCGTGTGCCATCATCATCCGGTTGTAGGCGATCAGCTCCTGTGCGGCTTCCTTCAATGCAGGTGCATTCATCGTGTCTACGTTCGGGTTCGATGCTTCCAGCAGAGATTGCAGCGCATCCGAGCCGCCGCCCTGTGCGCCCATGCGCTGCGAGCCAACCAGCATGCCGAGGTTCTTCGACATGATCTGATAGTTCTGCACCTTGTCGGGCGACACTGGCAGGCCCATCGTCTGCAGCACGCCAGCAACGAAGTTGGCACGACTTGCGCCCTTGCCGACAATAGCCTTGTCAGCCAACTGCTCAATGCTTTGCAGCAGGCCGATATTGCGAGGTGCAGACTCGGTTGCAAACTTGTGCGTTTCGCTCCAGTTGTCCACTGCATTGCCGGCAGTCTTGTTCGCCGTGGTTTCGGCGCCAAGCGGAGGAGCAGCAGCGATGCCGCTCTGGCCGGTAGCCTGTTCGCCACCAGCAGTCGCGTTTAAGTCAACTGGGCCGACGATGCGGCGACCGTTCGGAAGTTGCACATTTAGGTTGAACTTCCCGTTGCCAGACATTGCATCCTTCAGGATCGCATCCCGCATTGGAGGAGCAAGTTGGTCGAGCAGATCCTGCCCGACATAGCGCGATGCCTGCGCGCTGCCGCTACCAGCCCCCACAATATCCGTGATAGGGCGAAGCTCGTACTGGTTAGCTCTCTGGTTGAAGACCTTTTCAAGCTTGTAGGAAGCATTTGCCTTTGCCGTGGCTGCCGCCTTACCGGCCACAGCTTCAGGGCCGCCCGGAATCGGCTGAATGCTGATCGAGCCGTCCGGGCCGCGCACCGGCTGATAGCCTTCGGGGACCTGCGGGAAGAACTCGCTAGTGCCATCCGGCCTGACCGCAGTAGAGCCGCCTCGCATCTGCGTCGGTGCGATGTAACCTGCCTTCTGCACGACAGAATTTAGCGCCTGATTCCATGCCGGCGAACCCTGCTGAATACCGGCCGCAGCCAGACTTTTCATCACATCGGTCGGCTCTAGTGCTTTCGCATTAGCCTGCATCTGCGTCTCGACAATCTTGCCGAACGCGCCAGTTGGATTCTGGAAGTAGTTGGCGAGCAGAGAAGGATTGATGCCCTTGAACAGCGGATTGCCGCCCTGCGCCGGCTGTACCGAGCCTGATGCCGGCATGACGGGTGCAGACTGCACAGGCGATGTATCCGCAGCGGAAGGAGCGGGAGCCTGAGAACTGCCCATTGCAGGAGCGCCGCCGATCAATGCCTGCGCAAGCGCCGTCTGCGTGTCGTTGTATGACTTTGCCAGCGCAAGCTGCTTGGTATCCAGATCCTTTTGCTGCTGCGAGCCGGACAGACCTTCTGCGAGCTTTGCCGCCATCTGCATGAATGACGGGGGAACGTAATAGCCGCTGATCATCTGGCCTTGTGGGGCGGCCATCGAATCCTTCTGCAGCATCGCCGCCAGGTCGCGCTGCCGCTGAATCGCGGCCTGCTGAACCTGCAGCTCATACGGATTGGTAGGTGCGGGAAAGTCTGCCATATTTCCTTCCTTAGCCGCGCAGAGCCGCGGCAAGTCGCAGCAGGTTCTGCGAGTTGTTCATCTCATTGTTTTGCGACGGGTCGGCAGATTGCGGCATGCCGAATGTCGGCATCTGCAGCATCTGGGCGAGTTGCTGCTGCTGCGCCGGCTGCTGCGCCTGCATCGTGCTGGAGAATGCCGGGGCTGCGCTTCCGCCGTGGCTGCTGCTGGCATAGGGCGAGCCGCCCGCCGAAACCTGGCCGCTGCCGACAGGGCCGGCGCCGCTGTTCAGTGCGCCATAGCCCTTTGCCGCCATCTGCGCGAGCTTCAGCCAGTCAGGCGAGGATGAGGCGGGCAAGCCTGCAGCATCCATCTGCGCGAAGCCAGACACATCGCCGCCCGTGCCGTAGGCTGCCGCATCCGGTGCGACCGCCGCAGCGCCACTTCCTGCGCCGCTGCCTGCCGCGTCCATCGCGTAGTAGTCAGCGACATCGCCGCCAGCCGTAGAAGCGCCCGCAGCCGTTCCACCTGCCGCAGCGCCGTCTGCTGCGCCTTCGCCTGCTGCCGCCGCACCAGCGCCTGAGCCGGATTCCGCAGCCAGGCCAGCGCCGCCGATGTAGGCCAGCGCCGCCGCCGTAATGTACGGCATCGCGTTGCCAAGCTCCGCGCCCCAACCGCTGTTGAAGTCGGTGCGCTGGAAGGCTGAAACGCCATCTCCGTTCTGCTCCAGGCGATTGTTGTACGCCCCATCGCCATCCGCAGTCTGCCCGGCGTACTGGTTGAATGCCTGATGATCCCCGAGGACAGGAGTCCACAGCCCGTTGTATCCGTCGATGGAATACTGCGCGCCCGGGACATCGCCCCAATTGCTCCAGTTGAAGCCGGAGCTTCCGCCATCTCCATTGCCGGTAGCGCCATTTCCAACCCCTTGCGCCTGCAGATCCGCCAAGGACAAGCCATTCGGGTTCAGGAACGGATGATCAGCAAGAATCTGCTGTTCTGCAGCATTAATCGCATCCTGATTCGTCACATGGGCATGTGACATCAGGTCGGCCCAAGTGCTGTACAGGTTATCCATTTAGCCCCCGCCGCTCGTCGCCCAGTCCCACACGCCCTTGACTGCGCTTGGGTTCTGCAGAGCCGTATTGCCGAGGCTGAATAGCCCGTTGTACAGATTGGCGTTGCTCGCGTTCTGTGCGTTCGCTTGGCCGAGCTGGCCTTGATATGCCTGGTTCGCAGCGTTCAGCCAATCAACGTTGCCGATGTTGGTCGCAGTCGTTCCCTGGAAGGTCGGCATCGTGTAGCTGCCGGCACCCTTGACCGCGTTCAGACCGTTCAGATTGCCAGCGAACAGGGCATTGTTCTCGTTCACACCTTCCTGACGCGCCGACATGCCTAGGTTGAACAGGCGCGACTGCTCAGCGCCACCCGCCTGAATCGCCCGATCCCGCGCATCGCCGTAGGCTGCCTGTTTCTGCAACGCGAAATTGTTCTGCGCGCGGTTCCAAGCGTCGGAACCTTCCATGATGCCCTTGTTCGCCAGTTGCGAGTCCAGGTCCGACTGCCCCTGCTGGAACTGCGGATCAAGGTATTGCGTCTGCTGGCCGTAGACCGCATCGCGCGTTGCGTTCAGATCCGACTGGCTGGCAGATGGCATGCCCGGCACGTTGTTGTAGTTCAGGCCGCCAATCATGCCATTGGCGTAGTTCTGGATGCCCTGGCTGATATTAGTCGAGCCATTGAACAGCGCCTGCTGCTGCGGGTTCAGCGTCGTGTTGACGCTGCTGGTTCCGTCAGGGTTGTAGGTCGTGGTCCGGCTGCCGAACGGGTTGTATTGGTTCGGGTTATTGAGCTGCGACTGCTGCTGCGCAAGCCCGCTGTTGTATTGCGCCTGCTGCTGCGCAAGCGTCATGTAATCCGGAACGGTTGGGTAACTTGCCATGTTTGCTCCTAGAGGATGCCGCCGCGCTCATACACAAAGTCGGTGCTTTGCAGGATCACGGTTTGATTCTTCGTCGTGCCGCGCATGCGCAGCGTCGCCGCGTAGCCGATGCCGTTGACCGATTGCCAGTTAGCCCGAAGCGCGGTGCCGCTCTGCCAGCTCGACGTATTCCAGGGCGCGGTATTCCACTGCGCCGCGCCGCCCTGCGAGAGGGCTGGAGCGGATTGCGGCGGCTTGTCCTGGAAGTCGGTATTCAGGTCGATCAGCAGGTTCAGCGTGCCGTCTACCTGCATCAGCGGCCGCACCATCGTGAAGCGCTTCTGTGCGCGCGAGCCAAAGTAGGAAAACGCCGGCTTGATGTCGAACGTGATCGCGCTGGTGTCGTCAATGTTGCCGTGATCGGCCCAGGCGACATAACCGCTGCCACCGAACATCAGTTGATCCCCGAAGTTCTCGAAGCAGTAGGCGTTCCAGCCGGTGAACCGACACCAGGCGCCGGTAATCGTGTTCATCACATACTGGTAGGTCGATGAACTCGCCGGCACGTTGATGATCAGCTTGTTCCCTATGGGATACAGGTGGATTTGCCAGCCCGTGTTCGCCGCATAGGTCGCCACATCGCTATTCGCAAGCTGCCCGATCTTGTTCGACACCGCATCGGAAGTCTGCGTGCGGTCGGTCAGCAGCGCCTTGGACAGCGGAAAAAACCCGTCTGCGCAGACAATGATTACATCCGAGCCGACGCGGCAGAACGAGCGGTTATCCACCGGGCGCCCGATGCGGAACGTTCCCTGCTTCTGCCAGGCGCTCGCGCTGCTCGGATCGGTCCCGACATACATCACGATTTCGCCTTCGGACGAGACGAAGCAGGCATACTCCTGCACGCCCGAGGCGTTATCAATCGTCCATGTGACCATCGACACGAGGTAGCCGCCGAGCTTGAACAGCGGCGACAGGTCGATGCTGGAGGCAGCGCCCGCAATGGACGACACCGGCAGATACCATACGCGGAAGCTGGATCGCTCCACGAACCATACCCGCGACGCGTACAGGCCGACATTGGAAAACAGCGTCGAGGTTACGCCAGTGATAGCCGGCGAGCTGGCCGCGTCAATAGCCGTCCAGGTCGAGCCGTTGTAGAGCAGTGGCTTGTCTACGCCATTGACCGCATACAGGAACTGCCCGCCTGCGGTGCCTACATTGACGTATTTCCAGCGCGAGTTCGTCAGCCCGGTGACGACAGGCGAGCCGACTGCGCCGCTGGTCGTTACATCGTAGATACTGCCATTCGAGATGGCGAACAGCTTGCGGCCGGCGCCCGTGGCATACGTCATCAGCGTATCGACCGTGGACGGCAAGCCCGTCGCCCACTTCGTGTAGCCGTTGCGCACCCGGACATCCGAAGTCTCGGGGAATACGTTGTCGAGGATCAGCGCATCGGTCGGCTTCATCGCGGCGATTGCATCGCGTGCGTTCAAGCCGCCAATCGGCGCCGGCAGGGAGGAGGCGGAGACAACTGCCTTTCTAGCGATGCCCATCATTGCCCGAATCCCGTGTCAGGCACGTTCGCGCTCGACAGCAGCCCAATGCCGCGCGACTGCGCATTCAGCGGCAGGCGGCGAGCCGATCCGGCACGCGACAGCGCACGTTCCAGCGCAGCCTTGTAGTCGGTGAACTCCTGCGCATAGTCCAGACCTTTCGCGCGCAGGAATCGCCATTTGATCGACAGCACCATCAGGTTATCCGGCAGCAGGAAGGTATCGGTATCGGCCAGGAACTGCGTCTGCGTGCCGGATGCGCCTTGGATGAACGCATTGCTGTAATACTCGAAGGCGATGGTCTGCGACGAGGACGGCACGGGATCGAACACGATGTTGCCGCCGAAGATGCGGTAGCGCGTGCGCGGACCAGTCGGGGAAATGCCCGACTTCAGCACCTGCCATTCCTGCGCTTCGAGCGGGCCGAGCAATTGCCAGCGATACGACCGGCTCCATTCGGTATCCGGGATCAGGTATTGCAGATCGGTCGGGAAGGGATAGGTATCCTGTCCGCTGTTCAGCGTCAGCACGTACTCTTTGCGCAGTTGCGGCCAGCCGCCCCACGATCCCGCCTGGCCGGCGATGTCTTCGGCGGAACGGTTCGCCAGGGCGAGCAACTGAACAGCGGTGTTGTCGGTATTGGAGACGAGGAAAGCCGGCTGCGTAATGCCAATTTCGGCCACAGCCTGCTGAACCATAGCCAACAGCGTCTGCTTTCCCGTAGTGGTGATGGAGACAGTCATGCGAAGGGCATCCCGGTGAATTGTTGGTTTGCCCTTCGCATTGCCTCATGCGTGGAGGGTCGTTGCTGTGTTACTCGGCGTCTTTGCCGCGGCGCTTCGGTGCTTCGCGCAGCGCAGCCAGGTCGGCTTTCAGCGCCTCGATCTGCGCGGTGAGCTGGCTCACGATTGAGGAATCGTTCGCCGCGGCCAGCCAGGACTTTGCCCTTTCGCGGTAGTCGCGGGCGCCGAGCCAGGTCAGATTGCCATCAGCGACATTCGCCAGTTGCTCGACCGTGTGAATGCCGATCCCTTTCAGGGACAGCGCTTCCGATTTCGTCAGGAACGGCCATTCGGTAATCGGCGTTCCGGACTGCACTTGCTCGCCCTGCCGCTCGAATACAGCCCATTGATGCGAGAAGCGCTGCTTGTCGGTATCGGAAACCGGGCGATCCACCACTTTGGTTTTATCGCCAGGGAACATGATTCGGATGAATGGCATGTCGCGGTAGATTGGCCGGCCTTCTCTCTCGCTTTCCGCTTCCATGCGGACGGCTTCCAGCCTGAACTCGACATAGCATTCTTTGTCGTCGCCGTGCGTCACATGGAGCTGATTTCCGCTTTTGTGTACTGTGGCTTCTGCGAACATTGATTTCCTCTAGGTGGAATGAAAAAGGGGCGCCGAAGCGCCCCCTTGGGTGGGTGAGACTGATTACACCGATGCGGCCGAGAACCAGCCGTAATCGCCAGTACTCATCGCAGTGGACGGCGAGGTGTAGCTGCCGCCAGTTGCCGATGCAGCGAAGGTCGAGGTATTCACCGTGCAGGTAGTGGTCGATGCCGAGATGGCGCCCGAGGCTTGCGCGAACACGTAGCGCTTGCCATCGTTGGCCCACACCTGGAAGCCCACCTTGTGCGGGGTGAACAGCACGCCAGATCCGAGAACGCCAATCGACGCGGACGGATAGACGGCGTTCACATCGACGCCGATTACCGGATTGATTGCTTGAGTTGCCATGTTTTTCCCTTTCGATTAAGCGACGAGAACGCCCTGCAGGAAGCCGTTCGACAGCGTCATGTTGCCCGCGAAGCCGACCAGACGCACCATCGCGTCCTGGTTGACCGCGAAGCGCTCGTCGCCCAGCGGGGTGAAGAAGCGGTCAGCGTGCGGACGGAAGTACAGGTAATCCGTGTTCAGCATGTACATGCAGTTCGTCGGAGCGCCGCCGCCGTAGCCGCCATCCAACACAACGTCCGCCCCCATATATTTCAGGGTCTGGAAGCCGGCCGAAGCGGTATCCGCATCCGCGAAACGCTGGTTCGCCTGCAGAGATTCCAGGTACAGGCGGTAGAAGTTGTTGTCGGCCACGATCAGGTCCGGAGCATCGGCGCCGCGAACGAGCTGCAGATACAGCTTGTTCATGTACGACTGGATGTTCTGGCTGGTCACCGCAGCGCCGCCGTCGGTCACACCGGAGAACTTCTTGTTACGCCAGAAGCTGCCGATGGTGGTCGAACGGTCGATGCCGCCGACGACGCCGGTAGACGGGTTGGACGACACCAGCAGTTGCAGGCCGCCGATCTGACGGCCGCCATCCGCGGTGCCGTCGCTGTAGCAGTCCAGCGCGATGTTGTTGACCAGGGTGCGCTCGGCGTTGGCGATGCGCGATTCCAGCAGGTCGATGATCGCTGCTTCGCCGCTGTTCTGCAGCATTTCCAGGCCGGAGATCGAGACAGCCACGGCAGCCTGAGCGTAGTTGAACTCGGCGCCGGTGAACACGTCGCTCGGCGAGATGTTCAGGGTTTCGTAGCCGCTGTAACGCTTGTAGGTGCCGTTTTCAGCGTATTCGAGTTCCTGCACGATGGTGCGACCGCCGGAGACGGGCTTCACTTTGCCCTTCTTCTTGATGCGGTTCAGCAGTGCATTGTTTTTGGTAACGTTGTCCTGCAGCTTGCCGGAGCGATTGCGCAGGGTCGTGGTGACGATTTCGGTCAGAGTGCTAGACGGGTTTGCCATGAATGGCTCCTAAGATAAAAGTTAAACTCGTTTTGCGGCGAATTGCGCCGCCAGTTCGTCCCGCAGCGATCTCATGCCGGCTTTCGGATCGATCGATTGACCGATACCGGGGGAGCCAACTACAGAACCTGCTGCTCGACGTGCTGCATCAGCTTTGGCTTTCATCTCGGCTGCCCGCTGCGCCTCTGCCGCTTTTTGCTGCTCGGTCAGGAGGGTGGAGCGAATGTCAGGCCGTGCCCAAACTGCCTGGTCATAGGCGTCTTGCAGATCCTTGGCCTGCCCAGCCTGGAGCAGCGCGGCCATGTGGCCTTTTACGTGCTCGAAATGGACATTCTTCGGATCGGCGGCAAACGCGTCGATCATGCTTTGCGTCTGAGCTTGTTGCTGCTGCTGTGCCATGTACTGCTGTTGCCGCTGTTGTTCTTCAAAAGCGGCGACTTTCTGCTGCAAGGTTTGCAGGGTCGGATCGACATGCGGCTGCTCGGTGAACAGCGCCTGCGGATCGATGCCCACTTGCTGGATCAGTTGCCTGATCGCTTGTGTCTTGGTTGCTGGATCGCCCGCAAACAGCACGCGCGAGGTTTCCAGCATGTTCTTCACCACTGCCATCGGGTTTCCGCCCTGCTGCGAGATCAGTGGCATGTACGGGTCGATGACGGTCTTCATCGCCTTGGCAAACTGGCGTTCACCGTCCTGGCGCGTGAATTCGCGGTGGATGTCCGCTTCGCGCCTGGCGATCTCTGCCTGCACGCTGGCCGGGACTTTCTCCCATTCGGCCTTGGCTGCAGCGGAGAAGCTGTTCGGTGCCAGGGTCGGCCGGTTCGGCTTTTCCTCTGCCGGCTGCTCGGGCTTGATTTCCTGCACCTTGCCGGTTTCCGCTGCCGGCTCGGTCTTTTCCTGCTTGACTGGCTCGGGAGTGTCTACCGGCTCGGTCTTTGCGAACCTGCCGGCTTCATCGCGGGTGCGGACTTCCTTCGCCGCGCTCTCGATGGCATCCCGCAGACTGCTGGACTCCTCGACTACCGGAGTGTCAATCTGTTGCTCGATTTCTTCCATTCATACTCCTAAGTGCGAAGCACTTGTTTGACGGCCTGGACCAGTTCCGGCTTGACGTTGTGATCGCCCTGGTATGTGCGTTGCTGCGGCAAGTCGTTGGCGTCAACGAGGTTATGCCGCTTCATGTGCTCGCGCCGGTCGGAGCGGGAATTGATGACTTCCCCGTTGACCGGGGAGCGGAACGGGGCCAAGTCCGGCGTCACATACGGCGCTGTAATGACCCGCTCGACCATCTGCCCGCAGTGCTCTGGCAATTCCTTGTAGCGGGCGACAGGCAGATAGACATCCTGCGCATGTCCGCAGACTGCGCATTTGGTTGCGTAAATTGGCATGATTTCCTAGAGCTGGAGAAGAGCAATCAAGTCTTCTTCCTCTTCGTCTTCGCGGCGTCGCTGCTCCGCTTCCCATGCAGCCATCAGCGCCTTGACCTCTGACAGGTCAAGCTGCTGGGGCTCGATGCGCTTGGCCTGAACAATCGGCTTGACCGGCGCAGGCAGTTCTTCCTTGACCGGCTGCGGCGCTTCCTTAAGTCCGCGCCATGCTGCGCGCACATCCGCGGCGATCTCGTCGCGCACATGCCGCTTGCGCCAGGCTTTCTCGTCCCAACCGCGCCATTTCGTGTTGCCGCCGCGGGAAACGCCGTCTGCCGTGTCGGTCTTGCCGAAGGTCGGCACGCCGACTGCGGTAGTCGCCTGAACGCCCTGCGGATAGGCGTTGCCATCCATCGGGCCGCTGGCAACCACGTTGCTGACTGCGGATGCTGCTGCCACACCGGACGGCGTTGCGGTCGCGCTGCCTGCTACAGTTGGCGAGCCGACAGCCGAGGCCGAAGCGACGCCAGCAGGCACGGCAGATGCGCCGCCAGTCGCCACAGGCGAGCCGACAGCAGACGCGGCCGATACGCCAGCAGGCGATGCGGTTGCGTTCGTTCCCGCCGATGCGCTCGGGCTTCCTACTGCCGATGTTGCCGATACGCCGGATGGCGTTGTGTTGGCGTCGCCCGTTGCAGCAGGGCTGCCGACAGCGGACGCAGAGAACACGCCCGATGGCGTTGCTGTTGCGGCGCCTGTTGCAATGACGCTGCCGATTGCGGATGCTGCAGATACGCCGGCAGGCGTTGCAGTGCCATTCGTGCCGCTGTTATTTACCGCCAGCCAGAGACGGCGGCGCGGGGCTTGGAACAGTTGCCACGGGTTGGCAGTAAGTGACTTGACTTCGGCTTGCGTCAGTTCCCGATTGAATATCGCAAATTGATACAGTGCCGAATTCGCCGGGGAAAAGCCGCCTGTCCCGTATTCGAGCAGCGAAACGGGGTTAGCCGCAATGAAACCATTCGGCGCGAAGGTCGCCGTACTTGCGACGCCATCGACATAAATCGTTCCAACGTTGGACAAATTGACGTTGAAGATAACGACTTGGTCGCGCCCAAGCGCCGCCGTCGTGTTCGCGCTATTGCCGCCGCCGTTGTAACTCCATTGTCCGCCGCTAATACCGAGCCACGCACCGACGTTATTTACGAAAACTTCCGTTCCGCTCGTCGCATTGACACGTGCAACGAGAACGACCGCGCCCGGCGCGTAATTCGACCCGCCATTGACCGTGCCAGGATATTGCGGAAGGGTCGCGTAATAGCGCTTCGACGCGCCGTTTGTCAGCGCACCGCGACCGTTTTTACCGTAGGAAAATGGGAACGGCGAATCGGGCGTCCAAATCGCGCCACTGGCCGCATCGACAATTGCGCCGCTACTACCCGGACCGGGGCTGAAAAGGCCGTACAGCCCGCGAGTGATCGGATTCGACCAATCTACCGGGACGGCTTGTTGCGGCTGCTGCGTCAGCGGGCCGCGCTGAAGCACGAGCGCGCCGCTCATTACACCACCGTCGCGCTGATTTCAGTGGTTCGCATAGAGCCAGCGGAGAATGCCACGCCGCAGTCATTCTTCACCACAAACCGTACATAAGGTGGAAGCGAACCGCCATACGCTGCGCTCACGCCGAATGCCTTAACTTGCGCACCGGATGCCGTCTTGAGCGGCAAAGCTCCGATGAACGTCAGATCACCTTCATCCGTCGTGGTCGTGCCGCTACCAGGGCCGGATTGCCAGGTCGTACCGTCGAGCGAGCCTTGCGCGAACAGCACTGCCTGCTGATTGCCCGTGGTCGTGCCGTTCGGCGTAACGTTCAGTTCCGCAAACAGATCCAGCGGTTGATTCGTCGTGCAGTTATAGGTTGCCGAGGTAACGTATGTGCCGGAAGCCAGCGTGGAAAGCCCGGTGACGGTAAGCGCGGTTGCGGTGCCAACGACTTGTTTTACTGTTGCCATTGATTACACTCCCGCCGCGTAAATATCTTCCACCGTCACAGCCGGCACGCCGATAACCTGCGCGCGTGATGCCGGCTGCTCTGCCATCGCCTTCAGTTCTGCAGCCTGCGCTCCAGTGATGACCGCTGCTGCACTGAGCGAATCCAGCATCGACTGCGTTGCTGGGTTTCCCACATCTAGGCCGCTGTCCTGGCCCAGGAATTTCATCGCCCACTTGACTGCGCTCATCGGGCAAGCGTCCAGCGCATCCAGCACAGCCGCGCCATCTGTCAATTCCGCCAGGATCGTGCGCGCTGTTACATAGCGCGACTGCATCTTCTTCTGCGTCTGTGCGTTCATCAGATCGCAGACGGCGCCGAGCTGTCCCGATGAAAGCAGCGGCGCATAGCCGAGCGCAGCCGGGTCAGTGGCAAGCTCGTTCTTCAGCGCGGAGAGTTCAGATGCGTTCATTTGAGAGGGTCAATCCGGTTGTGTATGCAGTGGTCCGGCCAGAACACGTTCAGCAGCCGGCAGACAGCGAAGCAGAAGCGGCAGGGCGAGCCGGAGACGATCTCCTTTCCGCATGCGCTGGAAATTGGCTCAAGTGCGCCACCGCGCAGCACGTTGAGCAGCACATCGAGTGCCACCCATATACGGCGCAGGTAAGCCATCACAGGATGCGGATCAGGCCGTTGGTCGCGTCAGCGGTCGGCCAGGTGATCTGAAACGTGCCGTTCGTGCTGGTGATGTCGCTTGCGCCGAAGCTGACAGCAGCAACTGCCTTGTTGGACTTGCTGCTGTTGTAGATCAGCGCGCCGCGGGCCGTGATCGTGGAGCTTGGCCAGTTCGTGTTTGCGAACGTGAGCACGGCAGTATCACCACTGAGCGACACGGTAAAACCCGAAAGGGTGTTGCCGCCCGCCGTGTAGCCCGTCCCGGTCACTTCCCCAGTCGAACTGTAAGCAGTCGTGGCAGTGCCGAGCGTCGCCGTGCTCGGGTAAAGCGCGACTTTGTACGTGTCTGCGGAACTGTGAATGCCCTGCAGGATTTCTTGCTTGTAGCTGTCGCAAAGTGCGGCGGTGATTGCCATTATTGGACTCCGATGATTCGATTGTTTGCGTCACGGATGATCGGGCGACCATCCAGCGAGACTGCCCTGCCCGATGCGTCGCGCTCGACTGTTCTCGGCTTGCTGATGTGCTGCATGAGCTGCTGTACCTGCTCCTGCAATGCCGCGATGGTGTTCTGCGCGTCATCCTGAGCCGGCTTCTGCTCTGCTGCCTCTCCGCCGCCGAGATCATCGGAAACGGTGTCAGCCGCAGCGCTTTCTGCTGCGATGAGCGCGTTGTCTGTCGAGGTCTTGGCGGTGATCTGCGCAACCTCAACCTTCGTTGCGGCGTCGAGCTGCGCTTTCCAGCGCTGAAACTCCATCTCGCGCTGATGCCGCTGGTCGTCCAGTTGCGCCTGCACGATTGCCAGCCGCTCCTGCGATTGTAGCTTGGCCTGCTCTGCCTGCGCGTCAGCCTGAGCGCGAGCTTGGTCGGCCTGCGCCTGCACTTGCATCTTCATCTGCTCGGCTTGCTGCTGCGCCTGCATCTGCTGCGCCTGCGCTTGCTGGTTCGCCTGGATCTCGGCCATCTTGGTCGGGTCAGGCTGCGGCGGCGCAGGCGGCTTCTGCGCGTTCTCGCTCATCTTCTCGACAAGCTCCTCCAGCATGCTCTCGACGTTCTTGCCGACACGATACGAACGCACGGTAAACAGCAGGATTTCTCCAAGCGTCGGCTGCAGTGCAGGCGGTGCTGCACTCATCTTCTCGATGTAGCCGCCGACCACGTTCATCAACTCGGTGCGCTCCTGCTTCTGCTGCTGCTCATCGCCGGCAATGGTCGAATCGGTTTCGATGTCGATGCGGAAGCCGCGCGCACAGTTGTCCTGCAGAAGCTGATAGACCTCTTCCCAGGACGGCTCGGCCATCAGCTTCAGGTTGTCCGGCGACAGCATCTGTTGGACTTGCGGCGGCATCGGCGCAGGCGGCATGCCAGGTTGCTGCGGTTGCTGTGCCTGCTGTGCCATTGCCTGTGCCTGCTGAATCTGCGCCTTTTCGGCAGCCATCAGCAGCTTGACGCCGGACATATCCCGGATCGTCTCCATCGAGAAGTGCGAGGCGATGATCTGCCCCATGATCTCGATGATGTTGCGGGCGAAGCGCTGGATCTCGCGCTGCTTCTCGTCCAGACGCATCGTGACGAAGCGCGTCTTGATGTTCTGCGCGGTGGCAGTCTCGTTCGGGTTCGTCTGGCCGCGGAGAATGTCCGACATGCCGGTGATTTCGTACAAGTCCTGCTTGACCTTCTCGCGGGCCTCGTACAGATGCAGCAGCGTCTGCGCGATCTCTTGGACCGGCAGCAGCTCCATGACGCCTTTTAGGCCGCCCTTCTCTGCGTGGACAGCCCACTGATCGACCGGGATCAGCTCATTCTCGACGCCTTCAGCGAGCAGGCGCTGCAATCCCTGTGCGGACGCATCCGACACGCCGACAACCTTGATCGCCTTCACAATTGAGGCGATGCGGCCAGTCAGTTCGTCCATCTCCGCAGCCTGGTCCTGATACTGCGCATAGTCAGGAACCGGGATCAGCGAATCATTGCCGAGCGTCGCATGGATCGGCTTCGGGCAGGGGAAGAAGTGGTCGAGCTTCAGCGGGTCATCGCGCACATCCAGCGCGGTCGGGTGCATCTTCGACAGCCAGATCGCCTGCTTGCTTTCCTTGTCCCACAACTCGTAGACGGTCGCTTTCTTCAGCGATTCATCGATTTTCTGATCGTTCAGGCCCTTCGGCGTGAAATCCAGCGGGACTTCGTTGCCGATTTCATCGCCAAAGCGCTCGACGAGCTGCGCACGGGTGAGATAGACCTTGCGCCATACGCAAGTCACCTCTTCCCAGGTGCGCGCCACGTTGTGGCCGAAGTCCTGCCAGTGAACGTAATCCGGCACAGCCTCTTCGTAGACGACTTCCTGCAGTCGCTCAGCATCCTCGTCCGTCTCAGCGTCGTCGGTCAGTTGCACCGATTCGCCATGCTCGCTGCCTTCCAGCCCTTCAGACACATCGCGCAGATGCGGCACATAGCGCACCCAGGCGGTGCCGCGGCCGGTCAGCAGGTAATCCAGCACGCCCTGGCGCATCACGCTGCCGTAAGCGTAGGTATTCACGCTGTAGGACAGGCAGCGCTCCAGCACATCGGCAGCAACGCGGCCCACCTTGTCGGCATCCTTAAAGCGGCGCTCGACTTCAGGCTTCGGCGTCTGCGCGTACAGTGCAGGCTTCAGCGTCTCGACGTTGCTCCACAGGATGTTGAAGCGCGATTTGCTGTTTTCAGCCGTGTTGCGCTCGTCCTTGTAGCGCTTGATGATGTTCTTCGCGCGCTTTTCCCAGGATTCCGCCTCGCGCTCGTAGGCTTGGATCACCGGAACCCATTTCGCCGTCACTTCGTCCTGCGTTTGCTCGATGATGGGTTCCATGTGTCCTATATCCTGTTGCGCGGCGCCGGCCCCTTATGCGTAGGCCAGAACACCTCGTTTGCCGTCATGTCATGCAGGAAGCGCGGCGGCTCCTTGTCTCGCAGTAGCTCGGGCTGTTTCCACACCTGGCCAATGATCTCGAACGCGTCTGCCGCGTGTGAGGTCCAGTCATGTTTGGGCTTGCTGCGGAATATCTTCGCGTCGTCGTCCCACTGGAATTGATACTGCTTGAGCGCCTCGTAGCCCTGCTCTGCCGCCTTAGCGAACCAGGAGCGCTTGAGCGTCAGGCGCGCAGCCTCGATGCCGTTCTGCTGGCTTGTGGCGGGGATGACGTACATCTTCACGCCCTGCTCGTATGCCTGCTGCACGATCGAGCGCCCGCCAGCAGCCAGCAGCTTGTTCGCGGCATCGTGCGGAACGAAGTGCTTGGCGTATTGGTACGGCTTGTTTTTGATGACGCTGCAGTAATGGGCGATGTCTTCGCCGCTGGCCTCGTAGTAGTCGATGAGCCGAACTTCGCCAATCGCCACCTGAAAGAACCAAATTGCAGTCGCGTCATCGAAGCCCAAATCCCATGCGGTGAACACGGGCAGGTTCGGATCGTAGTCAATCGAACCAATCCGCCCTTCGGCGTCAGCGTCCGACATCCATTTGCCGTACACGGCGCCAGGAATCGCCGCCTCAAAGTCGCACTCGAACTCCTGGCGGTACTGGTCTTCCGTCATCATCGTGCGAGCGTCGCGCAGTTCGGCCGCCTCAAGCAGGCCAGACTCGGATGCGCGCAGCGTCAGCGAGAACCACTCCTCGCTGTCCCGGCTGAGCTTGAAGATGTCGTAGAAGCTGTTATGCCCCTTCGGCGTGCCGATGAATACCGCCCATCCCTTGCGGTCAGCCAGCATCGGGCGAACAATCTCGCCCCACACCCGCGGCCGCATGTCGGCGTACTCGTCCAGAATCACGCCATCGAGGTACAGACCCCGCAGCGCCTGGTCGTTGTCAGCGCCGAACAGCCGGATGCGAGCGCCGTTGTGCAGTTCGATTTGCAGTTCGCTCTCGTTGATCTTCGGCTGCAGCGACGCGGAATAGCGCTTCAGGTAGTCCCAGGCGATGTTTTTGCTCTGGTTGTAGTACGGCGCGATGTAGGCATAGCGAGCGTTCTGCTTGCTCGTCGCTAGTGCGCGCGTCAGCAACTCATTGATGCAGGCGACCGTCTTGCCGGCTCGGCGGTGCGCTACCAGGCATGCCCATCGCTTGCTTCGCGTGTGGAACGGCATGAACGCGTCGCGCGGCTCGTACATCTCAGCCATCGAGCGGGCCTCGCGGCAGCGGCCAATTGACCGTCATGCTGCCTTCTACCTTTGCATCCACTTGCTGCAGCGGCTTGCCATGTGCGCGCTCAATGATCGCCAGCGCGGCAGTGATGCGGTTGCGCTCGTTCTCGCCGCCGACCATGATCGACTCAAGGATCGCCAGAGCTTCCGGAGCCTTCGCCTTGCATGCCGAGATCAGGTCAATCTCTTCCTCGGTGCGCTTTGGGCGCCCGCCGGGATTGCCTGATACGCCAGGTTTGAAGGCTGTTTTCGGGGCTTTTCGTTCTGTTTTTTGTCTGTTCTCAGACATGTTGCACCTTTCGACCTTGATCGATGAAGGTAGGAATAAAAAAGCCCGCTACGTGAGCGGGCGAAGACCTGAAGGGATCAGGTGGAGGAGACACGGGAATTGGTGAGCCGGCCGCGCTTAACTGCCAAAGTCGCAACACTGAAGCAGGGCCACCGGCTCGCCAATTCACGCGCAAACGAAAAAGGCCCGACATCCATCAGGACATCGAGCCTTTTAAGTGATAGTGGCCGGCGCTGATCTCCGGCTTGACTAAAGGGATTCAGCTTAACGTGGCATCACGGCACGTCACCCATGACACTGCCCAGAAAGGCGCCTATCCCTGCGCCTCGGCACGGCGCATTCACTATCAAGTCAGCCCGCAACTCTCTTTGTGGGCGCCGCCGCGGTTCGACATCGCTGCAGGCTGGCTTCATAGTGCGTAAACGAGAAAACCCGACTGTCGCCGGGTTTTTTGTTAGGCGCAATTATGACATCTAACGCCCATATCCTAATCCAGAACAAATATCCGCGCAACAACTATTTGAAGAATCGGCGCGTATCGACATGCCGCTTCATCTTCGGCGTCAGCGCCTCTTCTGCCTGCGCGAGCGCATCGCTCAGTGAGACATTGGGAAAGTTCCACACGGTGCTGATGCCATGCGCTTTCCGAATAGCCCACCATTGATGGCGTTTTAAGTCGTTTATCATTGCATCTATGGCGGTCCCGGCTGCCATAAATTCCTTCGTGTCCTGCGGATGGCCCTCTGCGAGAGAGTGCTGATGATCCGCCAGGCGCATCCATGCCGCCCACAGCGACAGAAGCTGCTCGTAGGGCGACTGGCTGTGAAACGTCTCGACTATCTTCTGTGCCTGCATCACTTTCCCCCTGGATGGCGTCTTTTCGCTCTCGAATTTGATGTGTAGTGCCGGATCGCCGTACATGCGCCGCGGTAGCGCCCGGCTGCGTTCCTTGTCGGCGCCTGCGAGCAGAATGCGGATGCGCTCCCATCCGTCCAGCGTGTCAGAATCGGCTTTTGTGGACATGCAGCTCCTTGGTTCGCTCCAGCGCGCGGCGCATTTCCGGCGAAATCTGCAGCGATCGCATCGGCGGCAGTTCTGCGGCGGCGGCGGTTGCCGGCTTCATCCACATGAATATCCCGTCCACCTTGATCGGCTGCAGCAGCCCATCGCGCGTCAGGCGC